TTTCTCGCGACGGCAAGCGCCGCCTCGTCGTAGAGCTGGCCGTCTCCCTGCAGAAGCTGATCATGCTTCCATCTTTTGGTCACCCGCATCACGTGTTCGTTGCCCGGAACATTGAAACGGGTCTCGTGGACATACGGCTCACGGGTGACCGGGTCTGTCGCCAGGCTTCGAATCAGCGCCGTGTCATCGCCGTAATGATAGATGTCCACAAAGTTGCTCTCCGTCACGACATCGATTGGTGACTCGCTGATGCCATCGGAGCGGACTACAACCACCATCTCGCCACCGTTCTGGCGTTGACGAATTTTCAGCATCAAGAGTTCAAGCCGCGCCATAGGCATTGCTTGCGCGCCCCTTTCCCACGCTGTCACCATACGAACAGTGACGCCCATCAAGGCTGCCGCGTCTTCCGCAGAAAGACCGATAGTGGTGCGCAGCTTTCGCAGAAGAACACCGTTCGAAACGCTAGATTCAACACGCATACCCTCTCCTGTAAAAACTTCGTGTACAGGAAATATACTCCTGTGGAGGAGTTCGAGCAAGTCGACTTGCCCCAAATCATGTTGACTGGCTGCAACAGTAACGATGCTTGCGCTAAGTTAAATGTGATCGAGCACTAGCTCGACAATACGAGCAAGGTCTTCCGAACTAAAGCCAAGGAGTTCTCGCTGTGCATATTTGACTTCGAGGCCGCCTTTGTTCACGCGGTCGCGCAGGCCGAACTGATGGACAGCCGCGATGCGCTCAGCACGGCCAATGAAACTGACCACAGCGCTGTTCGGATCGGACTGCGCCTTCATGAAGCGCGAGGTACGCAAGCGCATAAACATCGCGCGGCGGACACGGCCGGTGCGTTGCCTGAGGCGCGGCTCGTAGGCCGAACCATCGGGATTTCGCTGCCCGGCGATCCGCACCGTCTGCCGGCGCCGCAGTTCATTGGCCACGGCACGCAGCAGGGTGCGGCGTTCGCCGGCATCGAGCTTGTGTAGCAGGGCACCTGCCCACGCCGTCAGGTCTTCGAGACTGTTCACGGCACAGGTAACTTCCAGCCGGACGGGTCGTCATACTCGTTCGTGGGTTCTGGGGCGTGCGTCACGTCGTAGCGCCCGTCGACCACCTTGACGATCACCCGTTCGGTCAAAGGGATTCGCATGAGCAGGTCGACGCAGTCGTGGTTCAGGATGTCCGTCTCAAACTTGAAGCCATCGGGGCGCTTGTCCGGGTTCGTGAACAGCTCCGGCTGGTGCTCGCGCAGCCAGGCCATCACCGGCACCGTGATCTTGTCTGCGCTCTCCGCAAAGTCCGTCACGAGCAGCGTCAGCGTGTACTGATATTCGAATGAGATCGTCTTCGCGCCAGTGGCCACCACGCGGCCCTCTTCCACGAACAGGTGCAGCTTGTCCGGGTTGCGCCTAAGGTCCGCCACGACAGCGGTGATCGCCGCGCGCAGCTCAACGGGCTTTCTCATTGTGCAGGCTCCCCAATAATCATCACGCCTTGCGCACGCAGGGTGTCCTGCAGTGCGGTCAGCCGAGCGGCGTTGACGTGGCCGGTGGTGTAGTTGTTGGCGACGGTGCCGGCGACGGCAGAGAGTGGAATCCCTGAGGGGGCCGCATCAGCGCCTCCGGGATCCGAATCGAGCACGCTACCGGTGGCGGCGGCGTCGTGCAGGCGGACAAAGCCACCAGGCACAGTACAAGCGGCATCAGCAACGACCGTGACATAACGGGGAATCTCCTTGACGATGGTGTCGCCCTTCACGCGGATGGTCTGCACGCGGTCGACGTACTTGGTGATTTCGACGACACCGGCATCGGTGCTGTCGAGCTGGGCGCGCAGCGACGCCACCATGGTTTCCGATGCGGCAGCACGCCGGACGGTTTCCCGGTACCGGTCGGTGAACCAGGCACCGGCACCGGCTGCCGCCAGCAGGGTGACGATGATGCCCAGCGCGATAGCGAGCGGCCGGTTCATGCGGGCACCTGTTCCTCGGCCTCGTAACGCGTGAAGGCGCGGGCCAGTTTCACGTCATAGAGGTTGTCCTTGTACGCCGGGCCGTTGTAGCCAGAAGCAAACGCAGCCCACTTCAAACCTTTCAGCGCCTTGTGGAGGGTGGGATCGGTCGCGATGAACTGCACAAAGGCGTCGAGTTGCTGGGACTCGCCTATGCGCATCGCATCGGCAAAGGCATGCACGTTGGCATAACCAAGGCGCTCCCAGTGGTAGCCCATGATTTGGAACAGGCCCCAGCTCGCCGAGGCGAGTGCGCATGCCTGGTCAAGCCCGGCGGCCTGCGCCAGCCGCATATGTTCCGCAGCCTTGCCCATGTATCCGCCGCGTGCCGGGTTGACGATGTTCGGATACTGGCGGGCGACCTGGTCCGAGTCATGGCCAGCGGCGCGCAGTTGCCGGTACATGATGTGGCGCTCGAAGAGGATCACCGGCCGGCCGTCAGGCAGGAATCCCGAGCCTTGGCTCTCCACCTCATTGACCGCACGGACGGCGGCCAGCTTCACGTCCAGCGTTCTCGCCGCCCGTCGCAGATCCTCGGCGCCGAGGTGGCCGGAGATGCGCCCATCGAGCTGCAGGGCCAACATCGTTTTGTTGCCGACTACCCCATCCACGACCAGGCCGTAGCGCGCCTGCGCCACCACAACGGCCGCTGCAGTCGCGTCATCGAATGCACCAGTCAGGTCGATACGGGCGCCACGCACGCGCAGCAAGCGCTGCAGCTCGCGCACCTCGGCGCCTACGTCACCGCGTCGCAGTAGCGTCATGACTGGATCTCCGAAGCAAGCGCAGCAGCAGGGACTCGCCATCACCATCCGGATCGAGGCCGGTAATGCGGAACAGCTCGACCACGTTTCCGCGCACGGCGTAGATGGCAATGCAGAGGACGGCGGTGATACCGTTGAGCGCCAGCAGCGCCCATTCATAGCGTTCGAACGCTACGCCGATGGCGACGGCACCGGCCATGACGATCAGGGCGTAGGCCAGCCGTGCGGCCCATGGGCGATGTGCGGCACCGTTGCGGCGGAAGAACAGCAGACGGATGGCGATCAGGGCGCACAGCAGCGCCTGAAACACGTAGAGCATCTTCACTTCGCACCTCCGTCGCTGTTGCCCCGGAAGAGCGCCACCAGACGGTCGCCGTTGTCGGCAAGCCGAATCAGCGCCAGCAGCAGCTTCACCAGCACGGCCGAGGCGACCAGCGCACCCACGCCATGGCTGACTTCGGTGTCGGCCGGCAGGATGCGGGCGATCAACGATGCGGCCAGCGGCGCGGCGAGCCAGCCCATCACGATAGACAGCATGAGGAAGGCAATCTTCTTGCCGGTGGTCAGCTCGTCCGAATTCAGGGCGAAGACTGCGGCGCCAGCGAACGCGCCCAGCACTGTGGCCGCGTCGACGCCTGGCACCAGCGTGATCGCCCCGATGCCCGTCACGGCGAGGGCGGCGGTCGAGCTGGCGGAGATGGGTTCTGCCATGATTCATTCCTTGGGGTCAATCCCAGAGCTGGACGCGCTGCACGTCAGCCTGCTGGGGTAGGTCGGGCAGGTCTACGACCGTGCCGTGTGGAAGAACCGGGCCGAGATCGGCCAGGCCCCTGTTTGCTTCGAGAACCGCCTCGGTGATGCCGGCGGTCTGGCCGTAGATGCGATGACAGATCGCATCTACGGTGTCGCCCTGCATGGCTATCACGCGCATCAGATCAGCTCCACCGTGCTGCGCGGCCGGCCCACGATGTCGCTTGTGGCCCAGCGCGCGTCGCGGCGCAGATCCTCCACCGCCTGCATCAGCGCCTCCGCCTTGCGGTCGCCGGCCGCTGTGGCGTCGTAATCGCGGTACCGCTCGATCAGGCCGGCACGTGCCTCGCAGTACACCGCCCGCACGTAGCGATGCACGTGCGCGGACTTGCCGTCGATCTGCGCCGCCGGCACTGCGTCCAGCGTCTCGTAGCCGGCCGCCTGTTGCTCGGCTCGCCACGTGGCCAGATCCGCATTCACGGACAACGCCGCTTCGACCAGCGCGCCCCGCAGGCGCTCGGCCGTCACCGTGCCGTCCTGCCGCATGGCCTCGGTCGCCGTGTCGACATCGATGTCGGGGAAAAATCCATCGTTGGCGATCAGGTTCTGACCGGATTCGGCGGGTGCGGCTGCGAAGAATGAGGACATGGATACGCGATCAATGAGTGGAGGCGGTGGACGGGGTGACCGTTTGAGTTGGCCTTGCGGCGCGTCCTTGGGACACCCCGTGCCGCCTGATGCGCGGGGTCACGCTCGGTGTCAGCCCGTGCCTTCCTCCTGAGAGGCGGCGGGGCCGGCATTCTTGATGTCACGCTCCAGGCGTTCGATGTCCTTCTTCACGCCCACCTTGTCGTGGAGCTGCAGGGCACGCTGCAGGTGGTCGAGTGCGAAGCGCCGGCACGCCTGCTGCTGTACCGCCGACTGCAGGCCATCGACCTGACCCCGCGCCACATAGCCCAGCGCCTTGTGGAGCTTGGCGCGCACTTCGTCGGGCATGTCCTGGCCTTCCACGAGCTGCATCACCTCGGCCAGCGCTTCGGCGTCGACCGGCTGGCCAGCCTCGGCCGCCTTGATGGCCATCGCGGCGTATTCCTCGGCGATCAGGCACGCCGTGGTGCGCTGGTACTGGTCGGGCATGACCAAGCCGTGGCGGATGGCATAGCGCGCGAGGGGCAGGGCGCCGGCAAAGTCGCCGACATCGATATGCCAGACCATGATGGTCATGAACACTTCGTCCTGCACGCCCTTGTCGCCATCCAGCGTGCCCTGCACCCAATCGGAGTACTCGGGCAGCATCTTGTGCTTGGCCTCGGCCTTACGTTCGATGGACTGGATCTGTTTCAGGGCGCGCTTGTGCTCGGCGAGCTGTGCCAGCATGAGTTCATGGCCGGTGGCGTGACGCATGGGGTCGGCTGCGGCCGAAGCCGCCGCCACCGAGGCGGCCGTCACGCGCAGGAAGTGCCGTCGGGCCGGGCTGCTCATTCCAGCACCACCTGAATGTTCTCGGCCATCGCTGC